TCAGCCGTACCGACTCGTCCTGGAGTTTCCAGAAGACGATCTGCAACGAATTGCAAAGCGGTAGGGATAATCAGCTTACGGGCTTGAGCGTTGATCTTAAGACCTCGCTCATCTTCGAAAGCTGCGATATCGATCAAAGACTGCTCTAATGAGGTTTCGTTGAGGTCAGACGCAGTCGATAGTTCGTTGCGTTGGGCCTCATTACCTACAGTCGGGTGATCAGTTGCACACAGTTCTTTGCCATCGCCACCAAGGAAAGAAGAGCTAAACGCATTGTTCAATATGTTTGCGCCCTTAATATTTTTGGTGGTCATCATAGAACGAGCGAGTGCTCGCGTATAACGAGATGACAAGGTGTCATACAAATTATCTTCAATAGCTTCTTCAGTCAATGAGAAAGCTAAAGCGATAGTTTCATGCGAGTACCGTGCAGTAAAAGATTCTTGTGCGGTGTCATAAGTAACACCAGAACCTTCAAACTTCACAGGAGCTTCACCGAAACCAGTCAACATCACCTCTTCTTCAAAAGCACGTTCTGAAGTTTCAGATTCGAAGATTTCTTCGTACTCAGCGTCGTAGCGATCATACTCTAGTCCGAAAAGAGCATGAAGGCCAGGAACCAGCTCTTTTACGAGTTGAGCTCTATTAATAGCCATTAGTTACTCTCCTTCGACTATACAGCGAATACGTTAGTTGGGAACGAAAAATACCCACGAGCGTTAGCACCAATGCTATTACTCGGGGAATCTACGAACCTATTCAACAACGCTATTCCGCTACTTGTTGTCGCTGTTACACCTTCTTTGGATCGGCCATTGTTAGTGCTGCCAGCGGTTGTTGAAATCGTATATTTAGCACCAATAAAACTTACGGCTGGAGTGCCGGCAGTAAATTGTGCTTCGTACACGATTGCAGGGTCGGTATATACATACGCTTCGACGTCTGCTGAACCCAGCGTAGCTGTTGAAGCAGGGAAGAACGTAGCATATGTAGGAGTACCGTCGGTTGCGGTATAGAAACATCCAGCAAAAACTCCAGCTGGTGTGCCTGTCGCAGTGCCTTGGATCACGTACCCAGAAGATAGGTTTACAACGTCTCCGTTGAAGATAGCAGCAGAGGTGCCACTAGCAATACGCAACTTCTGAGGACGAATCGTTCCACCATACAGGTGGTAGGCTGGGGTGAACCCGTTAGGGGCGTCAGTATTAGCCATGATTTAATCCTCTAAGGAAAATGATAACTTAATCAGCAGCCGGATTTCGACTACCGAATTCCACTTTGGTGCTTCTCCTCATGTCGCTTTGTCGTAGCGGCATTCTTGGATCAGCTTCTCGCATCAAATCGTTGTCAACACCTTGAAGTTGTTCTGCTGTCTTTCCGTGGAAATAATCATTACGTTCTTCGACGGTCTCTTCAGGAATTTTTGCGAGGATCAAGCCACCAACACCTATTACGCCAGCGTGTTTACCGTCCTCAATCGTAGGAGCATCGAACTCAGGATGATCTTCTGCTCTTACTGGCTCGAATCCTTCACGAATACGTTTTGACATATTCGCTTTGTCATCGTGCCCACGGACTTCTGCACGTACCCACCTGTGTTTATATCCAGGAGGAGCTTCAGGAGCGTCTAACATAGATGGCGGTTGCCATGGTTTACGGCGAGCAGTTTTAGCTCGAGTTTCAGCAGATCTGGAGGTACGATCTGTCATTTTCATCTCCTAAACGTATTTTGCGTACTCTTCTAGAGGCACACCTATTCTTTTAGCTATCGCTATCTGTGAAGGTGTGAGTTTCACACTGCGTGCACCTTTTTTAACAGAACCAACACCTCGGCTGGCTCCTGCTACGGCAGATTGCACGTTCTTTGTCTCACCGACAAATTTCTGTGGAAAAAGTTCTCGCATTTCTGCGTCAACTCTTTCGTAATAATGTTTAGAGCTAGGGACTACGCCCTCTTTAATTAATTGTTGATGAACACCCATAGCAGCATATGTCATACCAGTGTCTTCACCAAACCAACTGTTTTTCTCTGCCCATGCTTCAGCTTGTGGGTCGGGAGCAGCTGGTTGTACATTTCGCCCTTGAGGTAGCTCAGGCGTAACAACTTCTTGTTCTGCCGTTTGTTTTTGTCTTGCTACCAAACGCTCGGCATTTTGCGCTTCATAAGAAGTTTTAGCAACCGCCTCAGTAGCTAACGCAATCGCTTCAGCATCACCAAGTTCTTGCGCTTCTTTTAAAGCACGTCTTGCACGTTCTTTATCAGACTCAATACGTTGTTGATATTCATTAACAAGCGTTGAATCTGAAGACTTTAATTTTGTTTGGAGCTGATTGTTTTGCTCAGAAATTCTTTTAGCAAACTCAATAGCTTCTTCTTTTTGGCGTTCAGCTTCTCGCATACGATAAGTAAGTTTATCTATACGTTTTTTAACGCCATCACTATATTCCTCTAGTTCTTCGTTTTGAGGATCAGCTACTTCAGAACTATCGAAATCGCCGCCGCTTTCTTGTATTACGTCAGCCGCACGAGGATCTACTTCTTCGTCAGGAAGAATAAGTTCAATATCTTGGGACTCAGCCATTTATCTCACCTTATTGCAGAATGTCTTCTGGGTTATTTACAGTAGCTAAAATCTCGTCATCGTTTAGAAGGCGCATATCGCCTCCGTCGATATTAAATCTAGCTCCTGCATAGCGACCAAAAATTACCCAATCACCCTCTTCGCACCAAGAGCCGTCTGGAAATTTATCACGGTCGGAATATGCGTCTGGGCCTTTTCTTACAACTAGCCCTACAACAGTAGCTATACGCTCTTTATCTAAAGTTTGTTTAGCGAGAACAATGCCGCCTTTTGTTTTCTCAGGAGGAGAAAACGGGAGGATAAGTAACCTATACCCCGTAGGGTTTGGTAGTTTATCAGCGTGGCTTTCTAAATTTTCAGGAGTAATAACTTCTTTCGGAGGATCTAACGGCGTATCAGATCCAAAATTTAGAACACGGTCAGGGGTCGCCCCCTCATTAGTCGTCTTCGACATCTTCTAACCTTCCATGCAGGGCAGTTATTTCTTGTTCAGCGAAGTTAAGCCCTGAGATCTCCCCAACAATACGTTGGTACTGAACAAAGTCTTGTGCGCCACCAGTGGCGAGAGTCTGCGCGAGATCATCTTGCCTCTCGCGCAGCTTGCGGAGTAAATACTCCGAATATTTTAAAAAGTCCATTAGTTGACGTAGCTAGTAAAATCTAATCCTTTAGTAGCTGCACCCGTTCCTTTCGTCTTTACTTTTTTCCCAGGAATGCTAATAGTTTTTTCTGCCAGCATCGTAGCTTTCGCAAAACCTTCGTTCGAAGGTTCTGGGATTGACGGTTGGACTCCTGATTTTTGAGTCTTAGGGGACGGATAAGGCATCTCCGTTGATCTAAGGTTTCTCACTTCTTTTTGCTCCCCGCCTTACCGCCTTTTTTCATCATTCTAGGCATTTTCTTGGCGCTTTTACCACCCATGCCCATTTTCTTAGGCATCTTTTTGTTCGTTTTGCGTCCTGGCATTTTAATCTCCTTCGGCGTACAAGTTGTTGAACGTAATGTTCGGATCCATGTAGCTATCGTCTATTTCCGCACTGTGTGCGTGCTGACTGGGATAAAAGTCTGGTGCTCCAGAACCTGTTTCCCATAACGCTGGATTAGTCGCTCTTACACGATTATTAGGTAACGCTACAATATTACCTGTCCATTTCCCAGCGTCTGTTAGCTGTATTACATGACTCTGCTTATGTTGCGCAGGATCATCAGCTATATCGTTTCCTGTGTAATCCACAGTAAATAAATACTTTCCAGTATGAAACTCATTATCTATCTTACATATCCAAGGACTAGAAGATACACGATCCATAACAATTACTTCATGGTCTCGCGAACTACAATCCCAAGGTTGCGCTAAATGCGTCGCCATACCCTCGGGCATATCTTCGTTTGCAGTATCCGCTATCAGTGCGGTTATCGGCATTCTTGCCCACATTGCTCCACCGTGAACGTTTTCTGCATCTTCTTCTTCGTCCCATTCGTATCCTGTAAATACGATTTGGAAAGATAAACATCTATCTGGGATGGTATTTACCGCAATAGCGATTGCATGTAAATACTCTCCGTGATAGCCAAGATGATTATGTGTATATTCTCTTCGTACCCAACAATTAAAATGCGGGATATTACTTATTAAATTAGACAATTATTCCTGTTCCCGAGACTCTCTTACGATTCTTGCAATATCTGTTAAGTTAGCATCAACGTCTCTATCGTCGCGCATTTCTGCTTGTTGTAAGTCAGAAGCTACTCGGATATCCGTTTGCTGTTCTTGAGATTCCATACGTTCTCTTTCGACTTCGGCTCTACGCTTAGATTCTCTATCACGCT